TGGCGAGCTTCGTCAAGGGCCGTATCGACTTCGTGATGTCGGTCATCCGGGGTGTGGTCGCCGTCTACCAGTTCATGCGGGACGCGTTCGAGCGTGCCCGCGCCGCCGTGGTTGAGCGGCTCACCGCCGCGGTCGACTTCGTCCGCGGCCTGCCTGGCAGGATCCTCGGCGCCATCGGGAATCTCGGCTCGATGCTCTACCACACCGGCCGCGACATCATCCAGGGGCTGATCAACGGCATCCGGGACATGATCGGCCGGCTGGTCGACTCGGTCCGCAACGCGATCGGCTCCATTCCCGGCACGGCGAAAAAGCTGCTCGGGATCTCCTCGCCGAGCAAGGTGTTTCGGGAGTACGGTCGGCAAACCATCGCCGGCTACATCCAGGGGGTGCGAGGCGAAGCTGGCCGCCTCAGCCGGGTCATCGCCGGCGTGCTACCCGGCCCGGGCGCGGTGGTGCTTCCGCGCGGTGCCGCGGCTGGATTCCGGTCCACGACGCCGGTGCAGCCGACGCCGGGCGGCGACCTGGCGGAGTTGCTGCGTGACCTGATCGCCGCGGTGGACGCGGTCGCCCCCGGTGTCGGCCGCGAAATCAACGGCGTCGGCCGCACGCTGGTCACCGCCGGGAGGACCCGCTGATGGCGACCCTCACCCTGACCAAGGTGTGGATCAACCGGCTCGACAGCGGCGCCGCGGTGTCGGCGCAGTCGCTGCCCGAGCGGGCCCGGTCGCGGAGCATGGCCGGCGAGGTCCGCGGCTACGCCGGCGGCCGGCAACGCTCGTTCACGCAGCTAGGGCTGCGGGGAGTGTTCGAGTTCGGGCTTGTCCTCGTGTCGCTGGCGACGGTGGAGCTCCTGGAGTCGTGGATCGGCGTGCCGGTCCTCGTGCGCGACCACCGCGGCCAGGCATTCACCGGCGTGTTCTACGACGTCCCCGCGACCGGGCACCGCGACGATGTCAACGCCTACGACGTGACGCTGTCGCTGCGGCTGGTGACCGCCCCGGACGGTGTGTGATGCAGCCGGCGACCGCCCCGCCGCGCGACCAGCTCACCCCGGCCAAGGTAGTGGAGTTGGTACGCGACACTCCCGGGCTGCGCACCGCCGCCGGCTGCGAGTTGCTCGACATGTCCCTCACCGTGCTCGACGACCTCACCGACGACTTCGCCGGCGGCACCGTCACCCGCGAGTCGTACGCAACCTTGCACGGCAGCGCCCAGCTCGGCATTGCCCGGACGTTGGACTGGGGCCGCGCGATCGTACGGCCCTACATGCTGCTGGAATCGGCGGGCACCCTCGCGCGGTTCAACCTCGGCGCCTACTTTGCCGCCTCACCCCTGACCGAGCTGGGCGAGTCGCCCGTCACGCATGCGGTGGTGGGGTACGACATCCTCGACCGGCTCGGCGACCCGGTGGGCGAGGTGTACGCGGTCGCGGCCGGCGCCGGCTACCTGGCCACGGTGGAGCAGATCCTGCAGGCGCAGGGGTACACGCAGTACGTGATCGACCAGCAGGCTGCGGCCAGTGTGCTGCCGTCGGCGCGGACGTGGGCGATGGAGGACTCCATCACCTGGCTGACCATCGTCAATGACCTGCTCGGCAGCGTCGGGTACCAGGGCATCTGGTCGGACTGGGATGGTCGGCTGCGGGTGCAGCCGTACCTGTCGCCGTCGCAGCGCGCGTCGGAGTGGGTGTACGACGTCGGGGAGTCGACGTCGATGCTGACCGTCGCGCGCACCGTCGAGCGGGACTACTACCGGGCGCCGAACCGGTGGGTGTTCTACCGGAGCAACAATGTGGACGGCCCGGCGCCGGTCGAGGGCGACGGCGTATACACCTTCGTCAACCAGTCGGACGGGCCGACGTCGGTGGATGCCCGCGGCGGCAGGGTCATCACCCGCACGGTCGGCCTGGACGTGGCCGACCAGGCGGCGCTGGTCGCCGCCGCGCAACTCAGCATCGACGCCGACCTGCGGCTGAAAACGACGCTGAGCCTCGGCACCGCGCCGAACCCGCTGCATTGGCATTTCGACCGGCTCACCCTGGCTGATCCGGCGTTCGGTCCGGTGGCCGAGGTGCTGGGTACGAAGTGGACGCTGCCGCTGGGCGGCGGTGATATGGCCCACGACTGGAGCGTGATCTGACATGCCGCTGTCCGACGACATCCGCACCTATGTGGACGGTGCGGTAGCCGCAGCGCTCAGCCGCGCGGAGACGGCGACCGGAACGGTGGTCACCTCGCCGTCGCAGCGCAGCACCGACCCGCTGACCGTCGCGTTTGACGGGTCGGCGGTGGCGGTGCCGGTCAAGCAGATCCGGCTGTTCCCGCTGTTCCCCGGCATGCGGGTCGCCCTGGTGAAGCTGGGCTCGGACTGGACGGTGATCGGGTCCTTCTCCAACCCGTCCACGGGCACCGGCAGTATGCGGATGACGATGGGCGTAGACACCCCGCCAGAGCTGATGTTCTTCGGTGTGGAGGTGGCGTGGCTGCTGTTCGTCACCGACAAGGACGACGGCGTCGAGCTCGGCTACTTCTTCATCGGCATCTCCAACAAGCTCGACGGCTCCGGCGACGAAAAGGTGTGCCTGTTCGGCCACTGCACCTACCCGACACCCGGTGACCCGGCATCGCCGGCGCCGGCCAATGTGCGGACGCACCATCAGATGAACCTCGCCGGATCCACCGTGTTCAAGGACCACCTGGTCCGGTTCTTCAACTCGGTACCGAGGCTGCAACTCGACTCCAATGTGGACTTCAACCTGCTGTCAACGGGCAGCTCGCTGTCGGGCAGCCAGGGCCGCGGCGTGGTGAACTGGGCATTCTTCAACTCGGCGTCCGCGTCGGTGACGGCCGAGACGATCGTTGCGACCATGACCGGCTGCACGTTCAAGTCCGGCCGGGCCTACCGTGTGGTCCCGTTCGGCGGCTACCTCTCCGCCAACGCTGGAGCGTTGTGTCACATCCAGGTACGCAAGACAGACCTGGCCGGGCCGGTGGTGGCCGACTTCGTGCGGGTGCGGTGCGAGGGTGCCAGCCTCGTCGTCAACGGACTGATCGCCGGCGACGGCTTCGGGACCCTGCGGCGGGACCCCGCGCTCGCAGACCTGACCGGGGTGACGCTCGTGCAGACGATCCAGTCAGCGGGCGGCGCCGGTGGCACGGTCACCGCCTTCGGTGACGCGACCCACCCGCGCGGGGTCAAGTTGCACGACATCGGGACTTTCGACGATTACGCGGAAGGGTTCGCGGTGACGTAATGGGGACCGTCGCGACCACCAGCAACGGCACGCCGCTGCAGTTCCCGGCGAACACGCTGATCGACCGGCACCCCGGCACCGGCCACCTGTACGCCATCGTCCGCGCCACGGCCGCCAACACCTACGAGATCCGCCGCTCGACCGACGGCGGCGCCAACTGGACGTTGCACCTGTCGCTGACCCGTGCTGCCATCCAGGAGATCGGCAGCATCTTCATCGCCAACGACGACCACCTGTACTGGTCGTACAGGACCAACGAGTCCAGCCAGGACCGCATCTGGGTGCGTCGGGCGCGGCTGACCAACCCGGTCTGGGGCGGGGAAATCCTCACCGGCCAGCCGAACAACGGCGCTGTGGCCGGGGCTGTCCACACTGGAATGGACCTGCAGCTGGTCGGCCTGCCCGGCTCCGGCGGTGTGTGGGTGGTCGTGTCCGTCGGCACCGTCCTGGGCGCCAACCACGGCGTCACCCTGTACGGCGTGCACTACCCGACGACCGGGGTCGAGGGCAGCCTCAACAACACCGTGTTCAACGGCCCGCGGCAGTGGCTGACCCCCGGCACCGGCCGGATCACGCCGTCTGTGGACATCGAGCACACCGGAACCGGCAAAGCCTCGCCGGCGCCGCACCTGTGGGTGACGTGGGGCCGTACCCAGGTGTACGCGGTCAAGCTGGCATGGTCCGGCAGGTGGACCGGCCCGACCGCGCCGCTGACGCTGAACCCGGTGCCGCTCACGCCGGCGCAGGACGGCATCGCTGGCCGCTGGGACGGCAACCGGTGGGTGGTGGCGGTGCCGGACCCGGCCGTCACCGACCGGGTGATGGTGCTCGAGCGCAACCAGGCCAACTCCACCACCACACAGCGCCAGACACCGGCGCACCCGGCCGGCGTGGTCCGCACGTGCACGCTGTCGTACAACCACATCACCCGGGACCTGCGGGTGTTCGCTGTCGGCACCGCGAACGCCGACCTGCACTACATCGACTTCGTGCGGGCGACCGGGACATGGACCTCGTGGGCGGTCGTGACCGTCATCGACGCGATCGGCGCCCCGCCCAACCAGTACACGGTGCGCCGCGGCTCAGCCGGGAACGCGAGGCACGACATCGCCGTCGCCCACGCCACCCCGACACCGAACACGGTCACCTCCTACCATCAGACACTCGCGTACCCGCCGAACCTGCCGGTGTGGGATCCGCCGGCGATCGGCTACGAGAACGGCGCCGCCGCCGACATCAACGCCGCCCTCAACCTCGACTGGATCTTCACCGACCCGGACCCGGCCGACGCGCAGACCGCGTGGGCGCTGTCGCGGCAGATCGGCGCCGGCACCACCCAGTTCTTCCGCGCCTCCGACAGCACCTGGCAGGCGGCCGAGGTGAAGAACAGCGGATCTACGACCGCGCGCAGCCTGGCCGCCGGATGGGGTCTCAACGCCGACGGCCCCCACGCCTACCGGGTCAAGGTGTGGGACTCAACCGACATCGCCAGCGCCTACAGCGCCGCGTTCACCGTGATCCCGTCGGTGAAGGTCAACCCCAGCCTGACCTCGCCGACCCCGGCGCAGGTCCTCACCGCGGACACCGTCACCGCAACGTGGACCGCCGCCGAGCAGACCGCGCTCCGGGTCACCCTCGCCACCAACCCCGGCGGCCAGGTCGTGCACGACTCGGACTGGCGCACCGGCACGGCCACGTCCTACACGGTGCCGGTACGGCTGGCCGACCTCACCGGTTGGACGCTGACCCTGCGCACCGCCAACAACGAGGGCTTGCCGTCCAACCCCGCCACGGTGAACTTCACCGTGGATTTCCTGGAGCCGCCGGCGCCGACGCTGGTCACCACCCCGCAGCCGGCCAACGGAGTCATCTCGGTGCAGATCACCAACCCTGCTCCGGGCGGTGGGCAGCCGGCCCTGGCAGACCAAGACCTGTACCGGCGCCGCGTCGGCGACACCGACGACGGGATCCGCATCGCTGCCGGCCTACCCAGCGGCGCCAGCCACGACGACTGGCGGGCAACAAGCGGCGTCGCCTACGAATACCGGGCGCTCGCC